AAATCGTTGTCAGCTGTACCAGAACGGAGAACCGACTTCAGAATTACTTCTGCTTGGAACTCGAGTGCTGGAGGAACAACTAACTGCTCAGCGCGCAAGCGAATACGCTTACCGTTGTTGTCAATTGCGCTACGAATTTGAATCAAAATCTGTTCAACAGAAGTTTGGCTCAAAGCGGCCGCAGTTGTCAACTTGTTGCTATAAGTTAAACCATTAGCTACAGGGTGAGCTGTGTTGATCAATGTAACGCCGTCGCCACCAACATAACCTGGTGTGAATGCGAAATTGAGCAAGTTAGCGCACAATGTCTCTTTGGTTTCAATCATAGACTGAGCCAAGTGTTTTGCAAAAGTGCTGCCGATACGAATGTGATCGCCGTCTTCCATCAAAACTTTGGTCAAAGCGTAAGCCAAGCCATAGATTTGGTAGATGAAACGGGTGATGTACAATGTACCGCCCTGGTCATAGCTGACAGGAGTACCGTCAGGCATTGCAGGAGCAGCGTTCATACCATAAAGCATTACTTCTTCATGATAGTTACGTGGAATACCTTGGATCTGTTCTACAAATCCCTTCCACTCGTCGGCGCGTTGTTCATAAACGCCATCAAAGACTTCGTTGATAATCGGTTCGACTACCGCACGAAAGTCCGTACTACGCATTGGGGTTGCCATAGCTTATTACCTTTCTTTCGTTGTTAATTAAACCGAGATCGACGGAGCGACCAATTGGCTGTTAGCGACTTGAACTTGAACGATGGTGTATGTATCACCCCATGCGTTTAGTTCACCTGTTGGGTAAGCAACTTCACGACCCAAGCCAACAACTTTAACCTGACCTTGAGCTCCTAAAGCAACTGGAGTTGGGTTCAAAGCACAAGTAGAGAAGCCAGCGCCACCGGAAATACCGATAGTCTTGCCATACTTAGGGCTATAGCCAACAGAGCTAGAGAAGTTGAAGTCACGGCCGATAGTAGCTTGTGTCATTGTGCCGGTTGCTTGGATTTCATAAACCAATGCTGGATCAGAGAAGAGCCAAAAAATGATTTGTGAAGAAGCATCAAGTGCCTCTTTAGAAATCCACTTAGCAACAGAACGACGACCTTGTGAATCGGTGAATTCAACACCGTCAAAAGAGCCGATCAAACGATCGCTAGTAGATGAAGCGTAGGTCAGAGCGCCGGTGCCATCTGGTACTACTGCTACTGGTTGATACTGGTAAAATGCTTCACCAGCGCTCAATGCGTAAGCAGGAGAAAAGTCGGCAGTTCCAGTGATGTAAGAGTTCGTACCTGCGAAAGGTGTTGAACGGTCTAAACCACTTGGGTGGAACGAAGGCTTCAGACCAAAGGGGACTAATGTCGTAGACATATAATTTATTTCCTTTGTTATTATTGAAGTATGTTATTTAAAAGCGAACATTACTATTTGCTTTTGCGGCTTCCTTTTCCATTTCCAGAACACCACCTTCAAGAATTGAGCGTCCGCCCTTACCTTCTTGTGCGGTTGAGCGCACTTGATCGGTAATGTTGCGTTGATGATCTAGCGGATCCTCTAAATGCATCATGCGCATCACTTCTTGATAGATTTCTTCTGGTAACTTGAAGAGAACCATTTCGTTACAGCTAACACAGCCTTCAAACTTGCCCGAGCTCATTTTGCCTAGTCCTTCAAAGCCTTTTCCTAATTCGGAAGCTTTAACTGGCTCATAGCCCAACGCCATGCGTTTGTCAATAGTGTCATAATTATTTGTGGTGGATAACCAGCACAAATGGAACCCGGGAATGATATTCTCGGGCATGTCTGGCAACGCGCTATTTTGCCATTTATCTCTGAACGCTTCTGCACGTTCGCGCTTGGATTTATTACTTGGATCTTCTGCTGCGATCCGTTCTTTTGTTTCTTGTACGCGGTCGGCCAAACGGTCGTCTAAGTCGCGTTTAATTCTTGTATTTGCCATGATAATTAACCTTTATTTGCACGATCGTACGAAGCATACGCACGGATCATTTTGTTTCGTTTTTCTACATCGTCCCATGCGCCTGCATCTTTAATTGCCTGAACACGATCACGACTTAATGTGATGGTTCCAGGTTTGGATGCGCCAGAATTGGCAACACGGCTGGATGATGATGGATTTGCTCGTTTCACAGAGCCTCCTTTTGAAGTGTATCTGTGGGGCAAACGAGTTTGCAAACGACTATCTAACTCTTCCCAATATTCAGAATCACTAGGATCCCAACCATCGGCTGCGAGTTCTTGGTCAATTACTTTGGCAATTCTACTATCGGTATCTCGCGCATGTGGATCGTACCAAGAGTTCTTTTTGAGCCACTTTTCAGCGTTCTTTTGAACTTCATTGTTTACAGGAGTTGGCACATTTTGCTTTGGTGCCTTAGCCTCTTCCACTTGCTGCTTTTTATAATGTTGGACTTGTTGCAGACGTTGCTTAGCTTCTGTCAACTGTTCCAAATATTCCATTTGAGCGTTTACATCGCCGGTTTGGGCTGCTTGCACCATCTTCATTTTTGCATACTCAACACGGGTTGCTTCGTCTTCAATAGACTTGTCAAGTTGTGCAAACTGATAAGATGCTGCGGTATTTTCTACCTTAGCAAGGCGTTCTGCCAGTTCTGCATTGTGGCGCTCAAGCATTTTAATCTTGTTTTGCGCCGAGAGATCACGTTGTTTCTTTAACTCTTTTTTGAGTTTACGTTCTTCTCTACGTGCTTCGCGAATTGCTTCGCGGTCTTCGTCGGACATATTTTCATGCTCGCCGTCTTCGTCTTCTTGGCGCTCTTCGTCAGTACGCTCATCAGTCGGTGCTTCTACTTCTACTGTTTCTTCAATGTCTTCAACTTCATCAGGCATTTCTACCTTAGCTAAAACTGAACCATCGTCACGTTCCTTAATTGGAACATCTTTTTCATTATCTGCCATCTCTTTACTTTCTACAAAGTTAATCTACAAACGCTTTCATTTTTTGTGCAGCTTCAAATGATTTGATCTTAGAGATCACTTCCCGTGCTTGCAGTGTAATAAACACCACAGGCGCGCCTTCATCATCGGGTTGCACTACAAAACGATCGCCGCCGTACTTAATTGTACGAACCAAGTCACCAACTTGACACCAAGGGCCTTCTGGCCATGGAGTAAGGTCATCTGGGCTTTTATACGCCAAGGGACCAATGCCGATTACTTTAGCTACTGTTTCGTTAAAACGTAAGGTCTGTCTGGTTTCATCCACAAGGATGATTCCGCCTTTACTTGTGACTTTTTCCCTGCGCAATTGCACCAGTACTCTGTCTCCAAGAATTTCAACACCTGGATCTATGTTTGGAAAGCATTCCTGCTCTGAACGTAAATCTGGTTCGTCTTTACTACTAAAATCAATTGCCATCCGGCAATCCTTTCTTAAGTCTTACGACTCTTCTTCGCTGTCTTCCGTCAAAATTTCGTTGATAATTTCAAGGGCTAATTGCAAGCCTTCAATTTTACCGACGTATTGCTTGTAATCGTCAAATGAATTAACGTTAGTGCCCGCGGTGACGGTGTCCGCTTGACTCTGAATCTCGCTGCGTACGCGGCTGATTATTTCGGATAAAAAGTCCTTCATATTCTAACTAATACGTGGGTGCGGAATAATCCGCCCCAAATATTAATAAAAGTTGCCGCCGTCGATTTCTTTTAGGTTTTTACCTGGTCCAATTGGCTTAGCATTGCGTAATTTGCTTTGTGCTGCACCAATCTTCCAGTTGTTATCGCGGTGTGAACCTGCTGGACCTGCGTCGATATTTGTTTCGCCAGGACCGCCGCCGTAACCTTCGTTACCGGTTTGTTTGTAAGTTTGGCGAAAACCTAATTCGCCAGCTTGTTTTTTAATTGCCATTTTATTGTCCTTGTGGGGGTGTTGGTTGTGGTGTTTCTGCTGCTTGTTGTTGCAACCCAGCTTGGATTGCTTGGTTTTGTGCATCAAAACCTTTTTGTTGCAATTGCTGTTCATGCTGTTGTTGCGCTAATGCCGCTTGCTTTTGGGCTTCGGCTTGCTGCGCGACTTGGTCAGCTTGAGCCTGGAAGGCTTGTTGCTGGATTGCCAAACCATGTTGGCGGATATCTGCATCAGCTGCCTGAACGGCATCAATTGCAGAAAGGTTCTGTTCATGCTCTAACTGACGCTGTTGTTGATCAAGCTGTGATCCAGCGTTAATCATTGCAACGCGCTCTTTAGCGGCATTGTTGATGTTTGCCATTGCAATATCGGTAGCATTGCGCTGATTATCAATATTGGTCTGAGTGCTGTACTTAGCTTGTAGTTCAGCAACTTGTTGTTGTAGCTGCGCCACTTTAAGCTGGTACTCTTGTTGAGATTTTTGCAATTCAGCTTGGAGCTTAGCTTGAGACTCTGCAGTCTTGCGCTCTGTCTCAGCCATTTGAGTCTTCACAATTGCCGCCGCAGTAGGATCGTTCATTGCGGCAGACTGAGCTTGTTGCTGCTGAGCTTGCTGAACTTTCTGAGCTAATGCTTGGATTTGTTGTACATATTGACCTAACTCTTGCTGTGAGTCCTGATTAACCACTTGCGATGCCAAAGCCAATGCTTGTTGTGCTTCTTTGTCTAGCGGTTTTTCTTGATGTAACTCAAGTACATCTTTACCACCCGAAGCATTTGCCACCATGCTGCGCATAGATTGCAAATAGTGTAATGTCAAGTGTTGTTTGATATGTTGCAATGCTTGTGGTGCAAACACTGGGCCAATGACCGGGTTGCCGCCGTAGGCCGGATTGTTTGCGTACTCTAAGTGAATCTTAATGTGCGCAATATGATCTTGGTCTGGGTAGGCCGCTGCCGGTTTGCCCATAGTCATGCCTACGTTTTCAAGCGCAGGGTTAGATTCATTTGCACCTAATGGGTTAGGCAAAATTTCTTCTGCATCTGGAACTTTTAATTGTTTGAGAATGCGTTTGTATACCGCGCGCATGTCAAACATTCCAGGAGAAGTTTGGTTTGCTGCTGTGCCCATCTGAAGCAGCGCTTGGTTTTGAGCTAAGCGTTGTGTTTCAGAGAAAATGTTAGGATCAGATACCGGACGTACGTCATTGTTGTACGCAAAGTCGCGCACTTGAATTTCTGTACCGGACTGATTGTCCATCTCACTGAGGTACCAGTTATTGAGACGGGAAATAATGTTAAGAGACTTAGCTTGGCTGCGGTGCAGACGAGCATGGATAGAAGAAAATACTTTAGCGCCTTGCTCAATCAGAGCTTGGGTTGTGCCAACTGGTGTGTTAGCGTTTGCATCAGCAATCTTTTCTTCAGAAGTAGTAACGACACCTTTAGCAGCAGCAGTTAACCAACCTAACAAATCAAACAATACGCTTGATGGTGGATTAAACGGCATTGGCATGGCAATCTGACGAATGTCAGTCACGCCAGGGCCTGATTCAACTTCGATTACTTGAGTAGGTTCAATTCGGTCACTCTGGCCAGAAACTCGTCCAGTTTTGAGCTTAAGCATCGTCTGAGAGTTGTTGATATGAGCAGCATCAAGCAGAGCACGTAAAGCACCAGTAAGAGCAGCAGAGAGCCCACCAATAAGATGGGGGAGGCCAATAGCATAAGCACCACGCCAAGGAATGAATTTGAACTCAACATACCAATCCAGTTTTTCGAGCGTATCATCGCCTGACTCCCAGTTACGATACAAGCCAAGCACTTTGCTGCTGGACTCGTCAATGATTAAAATGTATGGAGCGCGACGTCCATTGGTAAGTGGATCGTCATCCAAACGCATGAAGCAAGTAATCTCAAAGACGCGGCGCAATCCATCAATATTTTTAGATGGCTCAGACTTGCCTTCAATCTTATCGTTAGCTTCTTGTGATTTAGTTTGATCTGTGAGCGGTGCGTCATTAGAATACTGAGCTGCCTCAATGTCGCGATAATAACCGCAATCAATACGCTGCTCATAAGTATCTTGAGTGATGTCTTGTTGTTCTGCTACACGTTGTGATGTGTAGAAGTTTGTTGTTGAATATGGAAGAATAATGTTATCAATTGGCACCCATTCGCAAGCTGGGCGGAACTGCTCATCGTCCCAACGCCATTTGAGGAATTGTGAACCACCAAGCGGTAACTGAGTGAGCAATTGCTCCATCTCATCACGATACTCAGGAATTTGATCAGATAACTGCCAGTTAAGGAAGTTTACTTTGCGTTCAGCTACTTCGACTTTAAATTTGTCGTCGTTGCCTTTGATGTTTGATTTGACGATGCCGTCGGATGGGAGAAGTTCTTTTGCTGCGGAGGCTGCAAAGTCAACGCAGGCTTCTGCCATAACGGGGTGCACGACTTTAGAAGCACCATCGAAAGTAGCGCCACCAGGAGCGTCCTTACCCAAACCAGTGCGTCGGAGACCTTCCTCGTACTGTTTGTCACGTTGTGAACGCGCTTCTTTATCGACATCAATGTAATCCAAATATTCTACTGCAAGCTCTTGGAGGATGCCTTCATCCATCTCTTCTGCTAAGTTAGCATAGAACTCCGGATTTTTTAGTGGGCTTTCTTTTTCTTTAAAGTTAATAACTACTGAGCCATCATCAAGCTCAATAACCTCTTCTTCAACTTCGTTTGAGTCAAGACCTAATGCTTCTTCATACGCGTCCATATCAGCATCTTGCTGAGCGGCGAGCTTCACATCTTCTTCGCGGTCGTCAAGACCGGGCAGATTTGAGCCCATTTGAATCGGTAATTGTGGATTTGCCATAGATTTTATGTTTTGAGTTGCTGCCAAATGGCAACAACGAGAATTGGGGACGTCCTTATTTTAACTAATACGCTATTTAAGGGGTTTCCGCCCTATTGGGCGTATGGATTGGCAAAACGCTTTCTTGGATCCTCATCTGCGTAGTCATAATCACGCATTGGTAGTGGATCAAGCTGAATCCAGCCGCTATCACGCAAAATACGCATAGCTTGTGAAAACGCGTCAACGTAGTCATCGTGGCCTTTTGCTTCAGGAAATGAACATAACTGGCGCACAAACCGTTTTGCCCAAGTTGCGACCTCTCCTTTTTTCTCGGGATCTTCTGGAATGAAGATTTTTCCTTTTGCTGCTAAAGGTGCCACGATATTAAGACGCTGCACTTTATCCGCGCGCCCGGGGTTGTAACCTTGCACCGGCACACCAGAACCTTGGAGCTCTTGAATCAGTGAGATACCCGCTGATTTGTCTTCCATCAGTATCAAATCAGCTTTTCGTCCCTTAGCGAATGTGTTGTCCGCACCGTACACGACTTCTTTAAAGTCATCGATCACTTTACGACGCAGTTCAGGATACGACAGATGATCATCCCATGCATCTAAAAGGATTGTTGCTAATCCACCATCGAGTTGCTGGAACACACCCCACACTTCGCATGCCGTCGGGTCGTTTGCTGTTTTGGCTGAGGTCGCTGGGTCATACGACGCAATCACATACTCCAACTCGGGCGTTGGTTTGGTCGCGGGCCAAATTCGCAATTGACTGCGTTTGATAATACCGGCTGACTCGGGGTCAAGGATTTCACCATAGATCTCCTGACGGCCCATGTCGGTGCCATCATAGGTCTCTAGCTGTTTGAAGAATGTTTCTGAGAGGTTTTCTCGGTTGTCAAACGACGACGCGTTGACCATGTAGACGTCGCCACCGACTTTTCCTTCGGCAAGGTCGACAATGAGTTCCCTTGGCTTTGGGGTTGTGGTGATGATTTGCTGGACGCGTGGGATTCTAGCGTCTTTAAGTCGCAAAGTGAACTGGACACCATCGTACGCTTCGTCCATATAATCGAAGGCGCACAGCTCATCAAACCAGGCTCCATGATATTGTTTACCACGATAGCGCTCTGGCTCGGAGGCTGGGATACCTTGAATGATTGATCCGTTGTGGAGGGTAATTTCAAAGAGGGACTTGTTGTAATCGCGTATAAGTGAGCGGGGAATGATATTGAGAAGTCCGGAGTCTCCTTCAAAACAAGTTGCACGTATATCGTTTGAGGTAGGGGCTGTGACCAACCATCTTGTGTTGTCGTAAGTAGCAGCACGAATGCCAATCCAATGACTTGCAGTGTGCGTCTTGCCCGATCCGCGACCGGCAAGCATAAGGAAGGTGTCGTATTCTCCATCTTCGGGTTCTTGTTGATGCGTTAGTGCTTGTAACTTCCATTTAACTTGCCATGTAAGCAAATCAAGCATTGGTTTAGGCCAAGATTTTCTTTCCTCAATAAATTTTGAGATAGTTGCTTCTTTTTCGGGTGTCAAAGACATGGGATAAAGCCTTCTCCTACGAGAATCGTATTGTCTGGTCCATCCGTTTCAATATGAACGCAGGACTGTGGTTGTATTTCATAAACATCCGCAACTAATCGCCACTCTTGGCGAACTTTAATTGGGCGCGGTTTTTGTTCATGGGTAAATTGTAACCGAGTTCTGATAAACACGGTGTAATAATTCTTGGTCTCGTCATGAATCATCTTGGTTTTACATCCAAGGGACTCAGCAAGGTACTGCACTTGCGCGGTTAAGTCTTTTCGTCGACTAGTAAACCGAAACTTGTTTAGGCGCGCATTGTATTGCTTGGTTTTAGAATGCAAAATGCCAGCCAACAGTTCATGACGCTGCTCCGGCGAGCCAAGAAGATAGTTGTTCGGAATTTTATACGGCACATTGGGCACAAGATGTGACACAATGGTCGGGCTAGTAGTAAATTCCTTGTGATGTGATGGCTGATAACCAAAATCTTGCAACTTTTCTTTGACTATGTCCCTAAATTCTGGCGGCGGCAATAGTTTGCCAGTGGATCTGCGGTTAAAAAACCAAAATCCAAATACAAACGGCGGAACAGGAAGGTCAATGTGAGGAAACTGTAGTGGTCCGGCAGTCGGAACAGAGAACTCTTTGCGCTTTTCTCTACCAGTAAGTGGTTTGTCTAGCAGCAAGGAGACAGGAACAGGGTCAAGTTGACGCCGAAACTTCTTCTTGCCTTGGTACTTACGCACCTGCTTGCGATAATTCTCGGTTTCAATTGGTAATTTGAGGTGGGCGTCGCCGGCCACAGTTAGGCCGTCAGCAAATTGGGCTTCGTAGCAGTTTAGTGCGCGGTATTGTTGAACCAGCTTAACGCGCACTGGGTTGCCTAGTCTATCAAAAAGGATATCGCCTTCACGAATGTCCCCCGCCATCTTCCAATAATCGAGGGTTAACACTCTTTCTGTCGCTAATATTGCCATAAAAGTTATCAAGGACCCATTGGTCCAGCCATTTCCCTAACGGAATGCGTATTTTATTTTGGATTCCTACTGGTAGGCGCTGGATATTAAGAGCCTCGGCGGTAATACTAAGCCGGAACTCAAGATATTTAATTGTCTCTTTATCTAACAAACCAATTGATACGTCTACCGAATCAAAATTATACAAATCGCAAACCAGTACACGCAAGCCTCTTAGCTTGCCCGGCGGATTTTCCAATGCGCCTTGTATTTGGTAAACGTATTTGTTCATACTCTCACTAATACGCATTTTGTTGTGTTTTTGCAAAAAAAATTTTGGGGTGCCACACTTGCCAGGGTTGTGCCACACTTGTGCCATACTTCGATTTTTAGAAAAACCCAATCAAATCAAAACGTTACAAGCGATTGCCACACTTGCCAGGGTAAAAACCAATATTACTCTCTACTATTCGTTTTTTATTTTTCCAATTTAAAAAATAAAAAAGCAAAAGAAGTGTGGCAAGTATGGCAATTGGCCTATTTTTAGCGTGTTTTTGAGCCAAATTTCTGTTATGAATCAAAGGGTTACAACGATTGCCATACTTCAAACCCATATGCGGCTGTTAACATATTGATTTGTAAAGAAAAATTTTACAAAAAAATTAGGGTGCAAGTATGGCACAACCCTGGCAATTGCCATACTTCGATTTTAAAAAAGGGGGTGGGTGCAACCCATGGGTAAAAAATTACAAAAACTCAGGTTTTCTCAGGGGCCCGCCGGCCCGGGGAGGGGGGTCTGCAATTAGGGTGGTCGGTTTGTAAGTGAGCACCCACTTCGGCCAAAGCATGCTTGTGCACCATTTTGGTGCATAGGCCAGCGTGCCAGTCTGCCAGTGCACCAATGTGGTGCATCGGGGCGCGCGTGCCGATGTGAGCGCTCACTCACTTAGGCCAGCGCACCAATGTGGTGCATGAGTAGGCGCGGCCAATGAGGCGGCGAGGCAATGCACCAATGTGGTGCACGCGTGCGCGAGCGGTGAGGCTGGGAGGTGCGCGCCATATTGCCAATTATGCGAGCAGCTCGCGCCGTATCATTCCACAATATGAAAATCAATTATAAGGCCGTTAATAAGGCCATGGCGCGATTATTCCAAGATTTAAGGCGATAGTATTGCCGCGCCGAGATCTCGATTTTCTAAGGGTAAACCCTATTAGGGTTTTTATTTGTTGACATGCTAAACAGGCCGGCGAAAATCACTAGGTGCGCGGCAATTGTGCCGCCATATATTGAGAGGATTTATCATCATGTCAAACAAATACGATAGTTTAATAGTAGCAATTGAGGCCGGCGCCAATATGGCCGGCGGCCTAAAATCAGGTGATCAGTTTATCGGCGCCATGGACGCGGCCAGTCAATTGTATTGTGTAGGATCTAAAGAATACGATTGTTTTATATCCGGATATATTGCCGCGCTTAATACAGTATTTCCGAATGGCATTAAGTGCAATGTAATAAACAATCAATATTTTATTAACTAATGAGAGGATCTATCATCATGTCAAAATCAATTAAAAAGCCGGCCGGCTATGTTATTTATCGCGGCGCCTCTATGCTGGACGGCGCGCCGATTGTAGTAGTGGCGCTTACTAATAGTAGTAATGTAAAAACCGGCAATATGGTGCAAACCTATATTCTAGTGGATAACGGCCGCTCGCCAGTAGATAATGCGCGCGATTTATTGGACGCTAGCATATGCGGCGATTGTAAGCATAGGCGCGGCACCGGCGGCGCCTGTTATGTAAACCTAGGCCAAGGCGCGCGCGCCGTCGCGGCCGCCATTGTGGCCGGCAATTATCCCGCCAATATCTTGGCCGCGCAAAATGCCGCCGCCGGCCGCATGGTGCGCTTGGGTACATATGGTGATCCGGCCGCCGTACCGGCTAACGTATGGCATACGCTATTAGCCAAGGCGCAAGGCCGTACCGGCTATACGCACCAATGGCAAACCGGCAAGGCCAGCGCCGATATTATGGCGCTATGCATGGCCTCCGCCGATAACGCGAGCGAGCGCGCCGCCGCCAAGGCCGCCGGCTATCGTACATTCAGGGTACGCGCCGAAAATGAAGCAATGGCCGCCGGTGAATTTATCTGTCCGGCCAGCGCCGAGGGTAATAAGCGCAAACTGTGCACAGAATGCGGCGCATGCGACGGCGGGATAAATAGCCGCCGCGCGGATCCGGTCATTATCGCGCATGGATCACTTGCCGGCCGCTTTATTCCAATAATGGCGGCGGCATAATGCGCGCGCCTTTTATAGTGTTTTACCGGCACCATGGCGCCGATTATAACGCGCCATTTTATACAATGCGCAAGGCCAAGGCCTTCGCGCGCTTAACTGGCGGCCGTATAGAATGCCGCCTTGTAAACTTACTGGAGGGTTAAATCATGGCCTATATGAATCAAGATAAAAAGAAGGTAATTAAGGCCGCGCTGGATAAAGTATTAAAGCCGCGCGGCATTAAATACAGTTTAAGAGTGCGCGACAATATGGCAATACATTGCACGATAAGCGCGGCGCCGGTGGATTTTCTTGGCAATTTTGCAGCCAAGAGCGCGAATAAATACCCGCCAATAAGTGGCCGGCCTTGGGATTATTTGCCAGTCAATCTCTATTGGATCCGCGAGCACTTTACCGGTGAGGCCGCCGAGATACTAAGCGAGGCCGCCGAGGCGCTTAAGGCCGCCGGATACTATGATAAGAGCGACGCACAAATAGATTATTTTGATACGGCCTACTATATGCACCTCAATATAGGCCAATATGATAAACCCTTCAAACTAATAAAGGCCTGATCATGAGCACCTTGCACAATATCGCGACAATTCAATTAAACAGCAAGCGGCCGCCGTCGCATGCGCTCATTATGAGAATGGCCGCCGTATATCTCGCGGCCGGTCATAAGGCCATAGATCTATCATGGCGCGGCCAAAGTATAGAGCTCACGTATCATGAGGCGCGGCGCGCATGGCATGGCCTTGGATCTATAAATCAAGAGAGCGGCCACAGTATCGCGCGCGAGCTCAACGAGATCCGCGCTTTCGTGCTAGATCATTTTCAAATAATCAAAATAGGGGCTAAACATGCTTAGAATTTTATATTCGTACATTGTGGATTTATTAGGGTTTATCCTAATTGCGCTCATATGGTGTGGCGTTATCCTTGCAATATTCGATTGTATTTAAAGGGAGGATCTAACATGTACTATTGCAACGGGCATTATTTTGAGCAGTACGAAGAGGCCAAGCGATACGCCGATTTTCTGTTACATCATGCCGGCGTGTATCGCGCTATTTTTACCCGCGCCGAGATTGAGGCGCACAACATGGAGGTGACACAATGAGCACAATACAAGCAATGGCCGCGAGAGCGCGGCGCGAATGCGACGTTAACGGCCTACCATGTGATCCGAACGGCGGCACGTATCGCACTAGATCAGATGACGAACAGGCACAATACGAGAATGATAGAGCGTGGCAGTGGCGCTTTTCAATTACTAAGTGCTACGGATCAGTAGATAATTATTTGCGCATTTTACGCCGCCAGCATGGCGTACACGATCACCCAATTAAACCACAGGAGAATACAAAATGACTAATTTAAAAGGCCTTATCAAGGCCACAATAAAAGAGCGCTACGTGCCCGAGTATCAGGCCGGTATATCGGACGCGGAGGCCTTAGGCGCGATGATAGCGAGCTATTTTAAGTGGGACGGCATACAGATACTCAACGCATTCCAGTACGCGCTAGAGGATGCCAATTTTCACAGTATCAACGAGCAGATAAACACAATTAGAGAAAAGGAAGACTTATTATGAGATATTTTGCAACGATTCAAGTAGATCAGACCTATGAAGTAGAGGCCGATACACCCGAAGAGGCAGAAGAGTATTTCCGCGCTAGATGGATTAGTAGAAAAGATGAGGCCGTTAATAATTTCCCTAATTGGGACACTTTAGAAATTGAGGAGGTTTAAATCATGATTACATTACACGACATCAATATTATCGAAGGCGAAGACGAGACCAGCGAGCTAGAATACTACTCAGCTATTCAGCGCACTATCAACGCGGGTTTATGGGGTTTACAGGGCTCTTATGGCCGCACTATGATGGATGCCATTAAAAGCGGGCATTGCTTATTAGGCCAAAATGATGCGCATGATTATTGGGGTACGCATATACCTAGTCGCGACCAAGTACAGGCCGGCACCAAGGGATCATATGATTTTGTTGCAGAGCATTGCGGCGAAGACTGGGCACAACATATGAGCGAGGTGCAATAATGGATAAGCAATGGATGGCTAGTGATTTAAGAATTGCTATCGAATACTATACTGAATTGACAGTCAATGAACATATGAGCGGAAAAATCACAAAAGAGGCCGATAAAGCATGGAAAAAAGTAGAGAAGTTAATCAACCAATTAGCGGAGGCATGATGGATAAATTAGAGCAAGCATACGCCATGGATTTATTGGCACGTCTTACTGAATCAATCGAGACATACCTAGATGATGATCGATGGGACGGCACAGACGCGATGCACAAAGAGATCAAGGAGGCCAATAAGCTAGTGCGCAAATACTATAAGCGCGTACGAGCTCAGGCCGCACTGGAGGAGCAGGACGCCAAGATGACACAATGGTTAAACAAGGCCAACGCGGCCATTAGAGAAGGGAGCGTATGATGACTAATAACGAAGAGAAGGCATTAGAGGCGCTACAAATAGCCTATTTTGATATCTGCGACTTGTTATATGGCAACACTTATCGCGATCTAAACTATGCCAATAAGAAAGAATTTTTAGAGGCTACGCGCGACAGACTGGCCGAAGTAGAAAATAGATTATTTCCAGTATCAGATGACGATTACACTACACCAAAATTTGAACCAGCGAAGGAGGAATTATGAATATTACAATGACAATTGAGCAGTACGAAAAAATCAAAAGACTTGGAGATTTTGCTCGTTGGTATATTGATGAGCGCGAACCAAGTGGTGATCAGTTTTTCTTAGATTTAGAGGATGTTTGTGCTGGAGAATCAGCATTACATCAAGTAGGCCAACAATTACAATTTAGCTAGGAGCATTATGATGACTAAGAAATACAAAGCATACGCAACAATCTCATACGACCTAGTTTGTGAGTTTGAAGTAGAGGACGGCGAAGATCCAATTGAAGTGGCGCGCGAGCTAGACGGCGGGGATTTTAAAGAGATAGACGGCACCGGCGACTGGCGAGTATTTGAAGTCGAGGAGGCATGATGGACTGGGAAAAAGAATTTGAGGCATGGGAGGCCAAATATCAGCCCATTAAAAACTTTATAACCGGCGAGGACGATGATAAGTTTGAGACCTATGGCAAAGAGTTAGATTATGTATTGAGCGTGGCCAATACGGAACCACGCCGCGTATGGACATTGGTGGACGGCGATGATGGTAATTTGTATATTGTGGACGGCTATCATTTAGTCAATCGCGTTAACTACTTTATTACCAAGGAACCATTAGAAGGTGATGGATTTATGGAAGTACCATATTATATTTTTGAAGAGGCGGAGGTGGAAGATGACTGATGCACCATGCCGAAAATGCAGTCTCCAATATCGATGCGATGAGGGTAGACTGGCGTGCACGCAATTTAGATTTTTTGTAAACAATGGGTATATGCCAGTCGATAGTGCGCGATACCCAACACGCGAAGTGTATATCGACATATTTCACAATGAACCGGCGATGCCGCCACGAAGGGAGAAAGCATGACAGAGTGTTCAGTATGCAGCTGCGATTTTTCGCTAGAAGAAGAGGGTGGTATTGCCGGAGAATTCGGCATACTGCCGGTGCAATTTTGCCCAACCTGTTTATCTTGTATGATGGACATGGCCGACCAATTAAGAGGATTTGAAGATGACGAGAACGATTAAATTTAAGACCATTCATGAAATGCTTGAGTGGATTGTAGAGAACGAGTTTTTTGAACGTATTCCAGTAGACCTTACAATTTATCTAGGGGAAAACCCTAATTGACAAAAAAGTTTTTCACATTGTGAAATGATAAATGATTAAACTTAGGGTTTCCCCTAATAGTATTTATATGCCATCGGAGGATAATAGAAGTATGGGATCAAGCAATACCCATATGCTCTTTAAAAACTATGAAAGGAAACCACCATGCAAGTAGGTGAAAAGCGTTACCACGTAAGTTTAAGCTATTCTGAATACAAGAATTTAAAAGCAAAGGAAAAGCGGCAGTTGCAACGTGATAAGGAATTTGCTGAAAAGGAATTTAAAACCGAAGAGGCAGCCGACAAGTTCGCGGAGCAAGAAAGGCAGCGGACAGGACTCAAGATAGTAGTTCAAGAGTGCTGGCCAATATACGGATTGTTTTAATAAACCGGAGGGGGAAACCCCTCCACTAAAAGGAGCACCACCATGTTACAAGAGATCACCATCAGACAGATTGACGACTATTTCCAAAAGCCCACAGACGTTATAGATGAGCTCGGATCAATCGACCAAGAAATCAAGCAGCTAGAGGCCAGAGCGCGCAAACTTAAGGCCGCACTAATTGAGCGCGGCGCAGGCATGTATCAGGGCATTCGCTTTACTGCCGAAGTGCAAGAGTATGACCGCAACACGATCAGCGCGATACTAGTTAAAGAGTTTGGTACCAAAGAGTTCGTGCAACAAGTCACACAAGTGCAGCACGTTAAATCCGTAACCCTTAAACCATTGGAGGCATAATGACACAACGCGAACAGATATTGATTGCTAAATTGGCCGAGCTAGTTAAAGAAAACCAAGCGTTGCGCGAGCAATTAAAAAGCGCATGCAACGCACTTATGGAGAAAGCACTATGATCAACCTTAATGAGCAAAATAACACTAACCGGTTTGCTATCAGCATGGATGCAGAGGAAGTAATGGCCACACTCCGCGCCCTGTACTGGTATCAAGATAAGATACAAAACATGGAGCGCCGTAAAGGCCGCGATGATGCTGAATGGGATATAGTTTCATACCTTCGCCAGCAGTTAGGTGAGGTAGTTAAAAAAGATGCTTACATATAAGTTTATAGTGGTAGATGAGTTTGGTGGAGTGATGCGCAAGTTTGCCAGTAAGCAAGAGGCGCAACCCTATTTGACCGCCGGCACCAAGTTAATTGCATTACCTAAACAACCAAAAGCAAACCCCTACCAAGTGGCGCTGCTTACTTTATCAGAGGCTTTAATATGAAAATAGTTGGTGCATTTTTTATGTTTTTTGCGTGGGTTAGTTTGTCCGATGTATTCAGTTGGAGTGCGTTGGTACAATTTATATTCGGATTATTTTTAGTCGCATCTCAAGAATGTTTAACGTTTTTAAGTTATACTGAACGTTTCGTACATCGGAGCGGCTCGAATGTCAAGAAATGATTTCCTTACAGACTACCTACAATCTCTCTATGGCATACCAGTACTTTCAAGCAAAGACGAATACACACTAGCAGCACGCATTGCACAAGGCGATGAGGATGCGCTTGACGAATTAGTTAAGCACAACCTACGCTTTGTGGTGTATACAATACGCAAGCTGGCGTCTTGGCACCATAGCAAGACGCCGCAAGAAGACCTGATTGGCATGGCCAATGAGGGGCTGCTTAAGGCCGCCAGTCAATGGAAACCGACCAATAACGCTAAGTTTGCAACCTATGCCAAGCCCTTTATCATCAGGGCAGTAGAGCGCGGCCTAGATAATACTGATAACCTAGTTCGCATACCAATTAAAGTGCGTGAAGAGATTCGCAAGATGACCTACACAGAACGCGCACTAACTCAAACATTAAAACGAGAGCCAACCGCCCAAGAGTTGGCCGCTATCCTCAACAAGCCAGTGAAACGCATCAATCAATTGAAGTTTTATTTGATGCAAGAACCAACGAGCTTAGATGCTCTAAACCTAGATAAACTGGAGGAGGAAGACCTTGATTGATTTAACACCCGAGCAGCAAAAAGCATATGACCGATTTATAAGAGCTAGAAATAGGGTGCGAATTGGAAGTTACGGCAAACGATCAAAGGGCACGCATATACCACTGTCAGATGTATTGTGTACAGTAGAGCAGACCGGATTAAATCACCCGCTATTTATGGAAAATGATGAGTGGATTGAATACAAGGAGGCGAGTGCAGCGTGGTGGGTAGTTGAGCCGGAGTTTAGAAAAGAAGAGCGCATGAGTATGATTCGAGGCGATTACGGCGATGTAGATTCATGGAAAGACAAACAATCAAAACTAAAGGAGATTTAGATGACTAAAGCAGTGCCAGTAGATGTATATGACAAGGATGGCAACATGATTAAGATAGAAGTGAATACCCCATCCGGTGAGCACATCCTTGATTTTTTGTGGGATCACCGCGATGAGCAAACCAATGAAAATCGCGTGAAGTTCAGAGAATGGGCTTATCGCATTCTTAAACAGAAAGACTACGAGGTGGCAAAATGAAAATGGAATGTAATTGCAACCAAGGTAGAACCCCTCCCTGCAATTGTGCATCGCAGCATGATAAAAGCGACCGATACTTTAAATGGCTGCTGCTTTTTGCAGCAGTTTATTTCTTAGGCCATATGGTCGCGGCGATTGCAGCTGAGCCAGTGATCATCAATACACCGGATGGCGGGCAGCGGGTTTGCATTATAAGCGGTGGTTATGTTACTTGCTATTGATATAACTAAAAGTAATCATTGCCACACTTGCCAGACTTGAACCCCGTTTTTTCAAGTCGATGCTCTATATTATTTTTTATTTTTTAAAATTATTTAATAAAAATAGAAAACAAGTATGGCAAGTATGGCACCCCCTTGTATTTATTGGCTTAGCGGGCAAAACAAGTATGGCACAACCCTGGCAATTGCCACACTTCCCTACTTATGTCAAACAAGAATATGGCAGGATTTCACATTGTGAAATTAAATAGACCACAATTTGCGTATTAGTTACGATAAGCAAAAAGGAATAACATGTTACAAAAACCACCAGCGTTACCGGTCGACTTCAACAGCATTCCAGTCGACCTTAAAATGATACCGAGGTTCTGCCTCTGGAAATACACCTTAGTGGGTGAGAGCGACAAGCTGCACTGGAGCAAGCTGCCAGTCCAACCTACCGGCAAAGCGGCCAGCTCAACCAACCCAGCAACATGGGCAGACTTCTTCACAGTACAAAAAGCATACGAGAACGGGAGTTTTGATGGTATTGGATTTGTTTTTACTGGGGACGATAATCTTGTTGGCATCGATATTGATGATTGCCGCGATCCGGTAAATGGTAATTTAAACAAATTAGCGCAAGATATCCTTGATAACGTACAGGGATATTGCGAAGTTAGCCCGTCAGAGACTGGCGTAAAGATATTTACCCGCGCCAACCTAACAGCAGCCCACGTTGACCATAGTATTGGATTAGAGATTTACCCAAAGAGCCGGTACTTCACAATCACAGGCCATCATATTGGCGGTGAGATACCGGTAGAGCCGCAAGACTTAACCGCGCATGTACCAGAGCGCACAGTTAACCGCTCAGACGATGACTTTGCAAACTACACACCACCAGTTGAGGGGTGGGATTTGCTCCGCGTTGAAACGGAGATCTTGGCCGAGCTAGATCCTGCATGCGGCTATGATGATTGGAAAAACGTAGGCATGGCATTGCACCACCAATTCCAAGGTGATGTAGAGGCCTGCGAGGCATGGGATAGATGGAGCGCGCAGTCCAACAAATACACCACAACGGGCATCAATTCATGCGCGACAAAGTGGAATTCATTTAAGGGTCAGGGAATTACGCTTCGCTCCCTGATATTTAAGGTGAACCAAAAAAAGCTGCAGGCCGCATTGGCCAACGGCGAGATTGTGTTAGATGCGAGCAATCCGCTTGACCATGCGCGTAAATTCTTGCAGTCCCTTTATGCTATTGAGGGGGGATTTAAGATTGTGCACTATGCTGCTGACTTTTTTATCTACACTGGCACACACTATCTCTTCATTGAAGAGGCGACTGTGCGCTCACAGGTGTATAAGTTTTTAGACAAGTGCCAAAAGCAAGACCGCAAGGGCAACCTAATTCCGTTTAATGCCAACCCAGCGGCAGTGAACGCGGTGATCGATGCGCTTAAATCCATTGTGCACTTAGCCAATGATCCCAACGGCAAACCGCCAGTATGGCTAGATGGTTATGCAGCCAACAATCCACCAGCGGACAAACTGGTGAGCATGCAAAATGGTTTATTCCAAATGGATCAGCTAGTGCTCTTCCCGCACTCACTGGGCTTTTTTACTTACAACAGCCTGCCATTTGAGTATGATCCGACAGCAAGCTGCCCAAACTGGCTTAAGTTTCTCGGTGATGTGTGGGGCGATGATGTCGAGTCTATTGAATTGCTGCAAGAGTATTTTGGTTACATTTTATCCGGCGACACAAGGCAGCAAAAGTTTTTAAACATAATTGGTCCGCGTCGTAGCGGTAAGGGCACGATCAACAGAGTGCTCACCGACCTGCTCGGACAGGCCAACGTGGTATCCCCGCAGATGGAGGAGTTGTGTGACACCTTTGGCCTGCAGCCATGGTTAGGTAAGCAGCTGGCGTCATTCACAGACGCGCGCGTTACAACCAAGAATGCAGCCGGTGTGGTATCTCAGCTGCTGCGTATTGTGGGCGCGGACACAGTGACAGTCAACCGGAAGAACAAAGAAGCGTGGTCGGGATATTTGCCAACGCGCATCATTGTATATTCCAATGAAATGTTGCAGCTTGCTGAAAACAGTAATGCGTTAACTGGCCGTATGTTGGTGCTCACAATGACAAATAGTTTTTGGGGGCGCGAAGATGTTGAGCTTGCGGCCAGACTGTCACTTGAACTAGCTGGCATATTTAACTGGGCGATTGAAGGACATAAGCGGCGCACTGCGCGTACTGGTGGACGATTCATTCAGCCAAAGTCAAGTCAAGAGACGTTAGATGAGATGACTGAATTGTCAAACCCGTTGATTGCCTTTATCCAAGAAGCGCTGGAGATTGGCGAAGGATTTGAAGTGGCCAAGGATGATTTGTTTGCGTGCTATCGTCACTGGGCTACCAAAAAGAATCTACACCCTGGCACTGACATGTCGTTTAAAAAGCGTTTTAACTCAACCACACAGGACTTAGGTATCAAGTCGTATCGCCGCCGCAGTATCGATGGTGATGTGCATGTATACCTTGGTGCTAAACTTAAACCAAAAGCACAACAGTATGTTGATTCAATCAGTAATTTTGAAAAGGAAATATTTTGATGACCGAACAAGAACAACTCTTTGCCTTCGCAGTGGCCGCTACGATGGGCCTCATTGCACGGGGCGCAACCCCCGCTGAGGTCCGCGATACAGCCTGGCAGTATGCGCAGTTTGCGTTAGCGGGCAAACCCGATGAAGCGGTTTAACTTTCGTAAACGTATTAAGCGTAACGACTTTACCAGCGTGTTTGGTAACGTCGGCGCTCGAAGGTCAATTACTAGACAAAAACCAAAGCCTTCGGTGTTGCGGTTTAAGATGCAACAGATTCGACGTGCGCATCAAGGCTGGCATAACAAAGTATTTGGCATGAAGACAGCATTGCGTATTCGCAAGACATACGGCAGGCGTAAACCAATTGGATCATTTAGGAGATAACATGACTGAGATTGCACTATCATTCTTTATCGGTTTTTTGATTGGTCTGGCGATGCGTCCAAAAGATAAAGACATGTTAGACGATGTTTTAGA